GTGTGAATTTTGAGTACATTTTTGATGTTTATTGACATCGCTGCGTTGCGGATCCGCAACACCCTGTTCCGGAATCTACTCTAGTGGGTCTCCCACTGGGGGATTGAGTAAATTATCTTTTTTATCATAGACACTTAGGCGACCATGAACAAGACCGTAAGCGAACTTGTTTGTGATGACATGAGGGCCGGTATATTCTTTAATCTTTTCGTTACCGTCCGACTCAATTTGTTTCATTAGTTGAAGTAAAGTGTTCCATTTTTTCTCAGCATATTCAAGACCCATTAGTCCTCTCCGTAAGATATTTTTTGTAATCGATCCAACCCTGTTTGGTATTGAATCCCCAAGTGCGAGTCTTCTTAGTTCTCACAAAGAGACTCAGTGCATAAGATCCTTCCGGAATTTCTATCCAGTGCAAGGACTCTGCTTTAGCGAATCTCCAATGACCGGGCCCTCTCCAAAATTTACCTTCTGGTGTATGTTCCCAATAACCGCCCCACAATATGAATGTAAAATAATTCCACGGATGATCGTGTAGAACTGGTTCATCAGATAACATAATCTTATGAAGATAAATGTTAAATCGCAAATCTCTGCTTTGACTGAGAGTATCAATCTTATCTTTGATAAGTTGCCACCGCACCATGTAGGGACGTACATTGTCCCTATCCATTATAATTCTTTTTCTTCCAAACATTATTTCATCAATACCTTGATCTTACTCCCAACGCCTGGCTGTCTTTTCGCATTCGTAGTGGTATAAATCCCATCGACTTCTACTGTAACTCTGTAGTAATCCACTTTCTGAAATACTTCTTCAGTAAAAACAGTCTCACAATGGTTCACAGTTTTGTATTCTGCGTTCCTTTCTCTGCGATTTTGTTCTACTCTATCTCCAACACGGGCACCTATAACGACTCCAGTGATCATAGCAAGGGTTTTACCTTTACCCTCACCAACTCTACTCCCTAAACCGCCACCTATTACAGCGCCTATTAGACCGCCTGTAGACCCAAATTTGCGTTCTACGGATTGACCGATTCTTCCACCACCGGATCGATAACGCTCAATCGGAACCAAAACATCCCTACATATTCTCTGGGGTCTCTTATTGACCACTTCATAATATACAGGTTCTGAAGATATAACTTCTGCCTCGACTAACTCCGCACCATGAACCGCATTTGTTATGAAAACTGTTGCAAAGATTATGGTTGCGTAGACCACAAAATAACTAACTTTTTCTACCAAGTACTTTTTCTTCATAATATTTCCTTTCCAAAAACTCTTTTTGTGATTCGTAATACTCCCACAATGATCCATATGGGGTATCGTTATAGTACATCCTTTCTTTGCAGTTCTCGTTGTACATTAAAAGTAACCATTGATCGAAATCCGTCATAGTCTCTCTCCTAATAAAAGTCTGAATGAGCTTCGGTGAAACACTCTATCGCAAGAGCCTTTTCTAACCGATATGCCTCTTTTTCCCAAGGTTGTTCTTCATAACTAACTTTGTCCCAATTTCTTGGGGACTTTTTCCACACTGTTCCAACGTGCCAAGGGCCTTCGTAAACATCTCGCAATTCCTTGCGGGCGTATTGTTTTACATGAACCATTTCATGGCAAAGGGCGGAGATCAAATCAAAAATTTTCATACCCTTTTGGATATAAATTTTGAACTCATTGCCTTCAATATGATGACATTCTGCGTGAGTTCCATCTCCGAAATTATTAAAGATGACTTCAATATCAAGAGTTCTAAATCTTGGAAGAAGTTTTTTTGCACACCATTCAACTGTAATCTTGGCGATCTTGGTTTCACCCACCAAACCGCGTTTTACAGAATAAACATTGGACATATTTTTGGATCTCTCTATCAACTTACGGAACTATTCTCTCATATACCGAGAGCCAAGTCAAGGCCTTTTTTATACTTTTTTAGCATAAATCCAGTTCTTGTAATTCCTTTTTGGTAAGATCCCTAAATTTTCTTCGCGAAACACTCCAATGTGTCGGAGGCTTCGCAAAATATTTAGGAGTTTTAGTTCCCAGTGGGATATAACCCATCAGAGAACTGCCTGATGTGATATAGATGTGATTAGAAACCTTACCATCACTCTCATCCCATTCAGTTATTTCTTGTCGATATCTCATAATTTACCAACCGAATGTTAAAATTAAAAAAAGTACAACTACACTAAGAATGAGGATTGTTTCTGGTTCTTTCCAGACCCCATCCCAATCGATCTCTTCCTCTTCCGGAGTTGCAGACTCCATCATTGCCGTTGCAGCGTCCTCTGCTGCAGACGGCAATTCATCTTTCTCTCTATACTCTTCATAGAGATCTAGATCCGTAGGGAACTTCCTCATAAGACAAGGTACTTCCCATTCTTGATGGCGTACTTGACTCCACCAACTTCGATGCACTTCCAACCTTTAGTGCCAGAAGAAGATTCTCGCATAAGTTCGACAGTTTCTGTCAACTCAACGCCCTCTTCCATAACCTTAGTCGCAAGAAGATTCCAAGATTCAGCCCACGACTTGGTGACGCTGATTAGTTCATTCAACTGAACCGACTTGAAAAACTTCATTTCGGGGAGTTCGAACTTAGTTCCTATCTCTCCGACTTGCATATTAGTGGTATCGAACATATATCCATCAATTTCGTGGATGGTCTGTAGACCAGTCGAACCAGTAGAAAAACTTGCAGTATAACCCATAATATATTCCTTATATCTTGATTTGAATGCCAACAGCGGCAAGGGCTTTTTCCCAAAGAGTTTTGGGAGTGTGGTACTTGATCAAAGCACTAATCTCACGACGCCAATACATCATCCAGTCATCGACCTTCTCGCTGTCTTTGCCGTGTTTTTCGGTCAACATCAAGTATCGAAGACGCATTTCATAGGAGCCGTTGTTGGCACCGTCATATCCGCCAAAACGGTTAATGATTCGCGTAGCCTCTCTACGAGTCATCTGCTGAACCATAGTTTCTGGAATTTCTGGAACACCTTTCAATCGCATATTTCTCTCTCTAATCAACAAAATATGAGCATATTATAGATGATTAGAGAGAGTTCGTCAAGGACTTTTTGAAAATAATTTAAGTTTTTTTAGACCGTTTTGGTCTAAGAGTGATAATTGTTATAACTAACTTTCACTAATCTTTAAAAGTTTACAGCGTTCCATTGGTTTATTTGATTCGTCGGTGAATACTAGTGTAATTCCTTTCTTTACGAATTCCGATTTTGTAGTAAGAAACGTAGCCTTAGATTTTGGAAGGTCTGTGCAGTCTAACTCCACATTCCATTGTTTGGAAGTCTTGGTGTCAATGAGAGTTAGATTGCCGTCTTGGAATCTAAATTCTTCTATGTTCTTTGATGGAACAAATGAATAAGCCAACGAGGGCATTAACAACATCAAAAATGGGACATGGGCCCATGCAATAATACTATTTTTCATATATTTTTTCCTAATATAATTGTTACAAAATTGTGACAACTATATTATATATAAAATGATGTTACAGTATTATGACAGTCTCTACATTAACTCAAAGTGAGGAGCGTCGATGAACGGCCTTCTACCCTGAGATCGTCTCGTATCGATGTAGGAGTTCATCGCATCTTCCATTGTTCCGTCCCAATCTCTGATATCGCTGATAGTCCATGCAGCGCCCCAACGAACCGCGATGCCAACTTTCTCCGCACCGATTTTCATTGCGTCTGCGATTTCGTCGTAAACATTGAGTTCCCAACTTCCGCGACTACCGATATAAGCCATAAGATCGACTGCGCGACCTTCTAGATGCTTTGACTTCATTGTTTGTGATGCTCCAGAAGCGACAAGTTCTTCTTGTTTCGCAACAGAACGGACGCCTTCAATAACTCCAAAGTCAATCTTGGTTTCTTCGATTGCGTATTTGACTACTTGAACCAGATCCGGATCAACTCCGTCTAGTCTCTTTAATGATCTCGCTGATAATCTAAATCCCATAATATAATCCTCTTATATTGTTTTAAGTATTTATAGGACTTTCTGGCCATGTTATTTCATCTAAAGATGAAACACCAGATAAGTCATTAGTTACATCTCTGAGTTCTTGTCTGTATGTTCTCCAGAGTTCTTTATCTTCGTCACTCAACGGACTATCCGGAAGTTGTGTCCAATCACAAGCATAAAGTCTGTTTGTTCTTTCTCTGCGAACAGAATCTAAGAACTTTTCTTGATCCCAAGTCCAAGAATTATTGTTCCAATAAGCTTCTGTATTTGGTTTTGGTTCTCTGGATTTAAATGAATCTGTAGAAAAATCATAGTAGTTATTTCTAATAAAAAGATTAAAATCTTCTATATTTTCTCTCAAATAAACTACAGTCCATTTATTGAAGTCATCATATCCTTCTTCCGGATTGTTTATTTTAGATGCTCCCTTAACGGTAAGTATTTCTCCATTTGAATCTATAAATGACACATAAGAAAAATCTGGATTTATCATGGAACTACTCCTAATAAAATTGGTTCAAGATTCTTGAAATATCCCGGCGCATAAGCATAAGGAGAAGGGCCCGGAACGGGAAAATCCGGAACTCCGTCACCATTCTCGTCTGCCGGAAGAGGAAGTTGCATTAATTGACCATAAGTTATTCCTGTAAATGCAGTAGTATACCAGTAAGTATATGCAGATAAAATTTCTAAACCTACACCAGCATTTTCCGCAGTTGGCCAATTGGTATTTCTCATATTTCCATATAAACTTGTCATTGAACTCAATCCAGATGTTAAAATACTTGCGTTGAAGTTTGGAGCTTCAAACATCATGTCTTCTCTATACGGAGGTATGTAAGTGTAATCTCCCTCAGATCCCCGTGTATAAGAATTTATAATATTAGTAGTACCGAATCCGCCGCCCCCTACACTTTTTCTTGGGAAATACTCTGTTAAATTAAAAGCACCATTTCCACTAAGATTACTAGTATCATACTGGACGACATTTCCACTCCCATCTAAATTACTACTTAAAATTCTCATTCCATATTCATCTGATGATGTTTGAGTACTCAATTCTTCTGATGTTCTTGCTACCACATAATGTATCATATGATTAGGTGGTTCTGTACCTAGTGTAATTTGACTCTGGCCACCTTGCCAAACATCCAATCCTTCCTGTACACTAAAAAGTAATATGTTATTTCCGCTGGTAGGAGAAACTCTTGCAAAAACAAAGTCATCTGGGTCTACAGTTAAAACCAAAGATCCGCTAGTTTGCGATCCCTGTTGGACAACTACTAATCCGGAATAATTTCCTTTTGTACTATCAAATTGAATTCTTCCGTCTGCAGTAAAGCTCCTAAATCCATAATCAGTTGTCATCACTGCCTCCTCAAAACAAATGCTCTTTTTCCTACCATAGCATACTGATTTAATCTAGTGTTGGAATATCCATTTAGAGAAGTGGGCGATACTGAAACATTATCCGGCATAGTGACTAAAAACCCCGACTGAGTTAATTCGGAAGTATAAAAACCATCCGTCGTGCCGGCAGTTTCTTCCATGAGAGCAAGGGCGCGTAGCCCGTCTATAAAAAGATCTACATTTGTTATTTCAGTTCCGCTTATAAAATCTATCGTAGCAGATCCTCCGCTAGAACTAGTTATATTATCATCGCCTTGAGTAAAGGAACCACTAATACTAAACTTATCAATTCTCAATTGTTTTTTAGTAGGGTAAGAGCTATCACCGAAAAAAGTCACTATGGCTGTCGAACCATCCTGATGAGTTACTATATCCCCAATATTAAATGTACCAGACACACTAGAAGTATGAACATAAATTATTTTTTCTATTGCGCCAGAGGTATCGAATTCTATAAGTTGAGAGTTATCTAAATATCCGACACCCGCTGCCACGGCAGGGGGATAGTATATAGAAAAAAAATTTGAAGGCCCAGCTATATTTAAGGTTTCTTTTGCTAGTACATGAAGGACACCAATATTATCAGATACGACTTTAGTCACGCCATCTGTATCGTATATTTCCAACCCATAAGACATAATATAATATTAGACCTAAGTCAATTTTCCTATTTTAACTCTCAAATTGCTGTTTGTATCAAATATTTGAATCTTGTCATCATCAAGATTCATTCTTCCCCCAGAACTGCCGCCAACGTCCAATCCCCCAGTTATCGCCACATTTGTCATTTCAACTCTGTTATTTGCTACTGAAAATGGTGTGAACTCAGTATCTGTCGCATCAATTATTTTGAATTTATCAGTTAGTACAACAAAACTTGCTGTACTAACTCCGCCTTCTACCGATGAATTTGCAAACCGAATGCCTGCAATGTGATCGTTAGCATTCAAGTCTAAAGCATAAACCGCACTCGCGCTGCCGTCTGATGAGACGTTTGTGATTAAAGTCTGTAATGCAGATGCACTCGCGAGGGGAACATCATCTTCATCTACCAGTATATTTTGTAATCTAGTAATATCTTCGGATGATGCTTTAAGTAGAGCTGGAATGTAATTCGGATTTGCAGTTCCGGTATTAGCTGTAGTCGGTTTCTCATTTTCGTCCAAGTATGGCAGTCCAGATCCTTCTAAAAATTCTACAGTAGATGTCAATGATGAAGTAGCAGTAGAAACTGCCGTTCCTATTTCAGTTTCAATATTATCCTCTAGTTCATCAATCTGTTTGGATAGGGCCCTAATCGATCCTTCTACATAACCCGCCGCGTCAGGATCATCGCCAACTCCCTCAATACTTTGTACTGAGCTTGTTAAACCAGATATAGCACTAGAATTCGCATTGGTGTAGCGTGGATTTCCATTTTCATCAACATCACCAGTTGGTATTGCAACAGCATTAGTCAATCCAATGAGTTTCTTAGATTCTGAAGTTATGGTTCCTTCTGCAGTAGCAACTCTGGTTGTTAAGGCTTCTTGAGCATCAG